TCGCTCATCTAGGTCTTGACGGGCAGCGTCAATCTCTTCCTGCGGTACGTTGCCACCCTCAAGGGTTGTGTATTGAAATGACTCCCAATCTCCTTCGCCATTGATCCCAGATGCCCACAGATCATAAAAGTGATTTCGCCCTTTAGGTGTACCAATAAACAACGCACCCCCTTGCCTATCTGATAGAGATGCCCTGCATACTTCGTACCAAGTCTCTGGCCGCATATCTGCAAACTCGTCAAGGACAATATAGTCCAAAGCTCGTCCTCGCAGGTTGTTGGGTTTCTCTGCGCCTTTTAGCGCGATGTATGATCCGTTAATTAATTTGATAGTCAGGGAGGTTTCGTTGGTCTTGGCAATATACTCTGTAGGGATAGTGCCAATCAGCATGTTCCAGCATATCTCTTTCGCAGCCCCGTAGGTGGGGGCAACATACCAGACGTTCTTATTGTCGCCAGATATAGCTGCCCTTAGCAGAGCAGCAGTAGCTGTAAAGGTTTTGCCAAATCGCCTGCCAGCAACGACAGAAACAAATCGAGCCTTAGATAAGAATATCTCAGACTGCGGTTTTGTTAATTGCATCGGCATCCACGATTATATTGATTGGGGGTATCTCTTTGACTGGCTCGATATACTCATCACCCCAAGACTCTCTATCTCTTTTCTTCAAGTAAAAGATAATAGAGGTAGTGTCACCACCAACGGCCTTGTCATACAGAGCGTTAGCAACTTCCCTAATACCCTCGCTCCTTCCTTTTTTTATAGCCTCAGCAAACTCAGGGTATTCGTTCTGGCGCTCATATACGGTCGTATGGCTAACACCTAAGCAATGGGCTATCTGCATAACAGTTAAGCCCTTGGAAGCCATCTCCTGCGCTTTTTCGCAGGTTTCTTCGTCAGGTATCCACTTAGGTCGGCCGCCACTCATTGCTCAGTCCCAAACATCTCTTCTGCCATTGCTGCAAACTCTCTAAAGCCTTCATAGGGTTCGATGGTTGATAGCTCATCTACCATATTAGCAACACCATCCTGCCAGTCGATAAGCTCTTCTCTGATCTTATGTCTTTGGACATCAGTTGTCATTAACGATTCAATAATCGCATCGAAGCGGATTATCTCGTCGTTTAACTCGTAGTCGAAGCAATCTTCGAGCGATTTGGTAAGGTTTAAATTATCCATGTGACACCCCTATGTCAGTAGATTAGCGGCATTATGGCATGGTTTTAACCAAAATGTAACTATGTAAGATCGTCAGCAGCGACTGCGCCAAGCGAGAGAATCACAAAAACTATCATGTAAATTATCACTGTTTGCCCCCTTGTAGGTAAGTTAGGGCGGCATTGTATAGAAGGTTGTGTCATACCTGAAATGCATTCTACTGATTCCATAAATACCAAAAATGCATACTGTAATGTACATTGTAATGTATAAAAAAACCCCCCAGCCAAGTACAAATCGGTCTGAGGGGGTGGGGGTAAGGCTCGCAACGACTTTTAACGAGCCTTGAAAATAGTAGTCCGTTTCGGCTCCCCAGTGGACTAATCTGGGTCAAAAGGTCAAGGGAACCTCGGCCTAGTAAATTATAACCTCATATATAATACAAGCAGCCAAAAGGGATGCAGTCGCTACAAAATGCAGCCTATATACCGTCACTGGCTCACTAAGCCATTGTTTAAATTTATTAATCTTGTCGCCAGCTTTTGCTTTTCTGATTGCATTGTCAGCGTAGGCGTTAGCCTCATTGATTAGCGTTTTAACGTCCATTAGTGGCTCCCCATGACAAGTCTGTCTAAGTGGTTAAGGTCTAGGAAAGAATCCATTACAAGCTCTTCCATGCTAGGCTCAAGGTACATGTATAACTGATGTCTAATTTCCTCAAGGAAGTCAGGCGTATCTAGTATGTCCTCAAAGTCATCTAGAGCCTCAGATAAATAGGCATCGTTATCCACATCCTTAGCGTTTCTATCCGCAGCATCGCGGAACATAGCAGCAGCCATCCTAGATGTAGCATCTTCGCTGTATATCGCTTCTAGGGCCAGCAAAGGCTTATCGCTGACTGTGTGTGGGAATACGTCATCCATCCAAGTCGGGTGAGTAATTAGCCATAGACAGATTAAGCCGTCTTTAGTCTTATCTGGCAATTCCTGATAACTGCCTTCCCACATTGGGGTTTCGTCGCGAATAAGACCAACTGCGTCATTTAATACTTTGTAAGACATTAGCACACCCCCAGATTAATGCAGTCGTTGTATTCCATGTTGCCGACAATAGCAAATAAGATTAGCAGAGCCATAGCCCCTACAAAAAACTTTCTAGCCTCAGCTATGTCCTGAGCTTTTTGCTCGCGCTTTTTAATATCGTTTAAACAGCATTCGTTGATCTTCATATTATTCCCCTTATATATTGGTCTTGATGACATCTATAGCATCTGGAAGATGAGCATCGTAAAGTGCATCTTCAAGCATCCCTACGCCAGCAGATAATACATGCGACCTAATAAAATACTGGATAGTCTCGTCACTATCAGCTAGACACCTTTCCTGCATTAATTGCTTGATTACTTTTTGGTCAACCTCAAGCGTACATTCGATTTTAATTTTCATTTGTTTAAACCTTGTTTAATTGATTGAGGTGTAACTATGCGCCCTTCCCCCCCCTGAAGTAAACCCTTTTGTATATAATATTATAGAATAAAAAGAAACTGCTTATAACTTTTTCGTATATGGAACGAAAATTTGCGCATATAAATGCAAAAATACGACACTTTACTGCGCTACATCTCACCTATGCGCCATTCTTGCTCTTTGATCTGCTCTTTTAAGTCTCTGGCAAACTGTATCACTTCCTCACGGTTAAACTTAGGGGATGCCCTCCAAGCCAGACGCTCCATAGCCTTTACTCTGCGCTCACCGTAGGTATCTGCCATCCACTGCCTGTATTTTAGGACATAGTGCGCTTGCTTCATGCCCCAGAGGTTGCAGCTAGGGCACTGGGGGTGGATGTTTTCCTCGAATAACTTAAAGACGGTTCTACCTCTCGGTATGAAATGGCCGCCCTGCATGGCCTTGTAGTGGTCTATCTTGCCGCAGGTAACGCACTGGCAGTATCCGTTGTCATCGCTTGCCTTCAGACGCACAAGACGCTGTAGGAGCTTTGCAGCCTTATCTACCTCCTGAGCTACAGTGCTTTTTTTACGCTTCGGCATCTACTATATCCAAATATTTGTCGGTTAAGTCATAGCCAGACGCTTGCAGGAATGACTGTATATGCTCCAGCATCTCAGGAAGCGTGAGGTTGTGGCTTTGAACTGTATACTCTATGAGTACTGGGTGGTTTACAAATGGCGACTTGTATGGATAATTTATAAACTTGTAAGCTGGCTCATTCATCTTTAATTTCTCTCTCGATCAGAAAGTCCACGTAGTGCTTTATCTTTCTAAGTGATTCAACCCCGCCCTTATCTTTCCATCGAGTAATGTACTTCACGATATTGCCCTCACAAAAATCCAGATCATTCGCCATTATGTACTCTATAGGCTGGATAGCTTTTTTCTTGTAATGGTCGCCACCTACTTGATTTTCTAGTGCGCTCATTCTTCCTCGTCTCCTTCCAGTATGTTAATTTCTGTAGGCTGGCCAAGGTTGCAATGAGGGCAAATACCGTAACCATTACCATCATCGCCAACCCAATACTCAAGAGCATGACCGCACTCACAAAACCACTTAGTAGCACTGACTCCGCTTTTTGGAAAGTTAATGACATTACTCATCAACCAACCTTAATCTTTACGCGAGAATCTTCTCCGCTATCTTTATTATAAACGACAGCAGTCATTGATCGCTCTGCCCCGTAGCCAGAGTCTGAATGCCATTGATCGGTTGCGGTCAGACTGCCCCAGTGTTCAAAATGCATTGAGCCTACCTCTCTGGCGGTGTGATGGTGTATATGCCCTAGATGGCAGTATCTGTTTTTACTCTGACTCCACTCATTATCAAGGTTCTTGATCACAGCTTGGAGTATCTGCTCATGCTTAATTCTATCGCCGTGGTGGAATACGAATAGATTATTGTGCCATTGATAATGTATAAACTTTGAGTAATTAGCGACTACATCCACTCGCGGCTCTTGATCATAAAGAAGTTCTAAGCAGCTAGATAGGTGACAAGCCATATCAAAGTCATGGTTGCCTCTTACATTGATCACAACAACCTTTTTATGGGTCTCTAGCATCTTATTAATCAGAACCTTAAACAGCCTGCCAGCAAGTTTGAACGTCTTGCCTATACGGGTATCCACGTCTACTGGTGTGCCTTTGGTAGTAGTGTTAAAGCTGGAGTCAGCGTGAAAGAAGTCACCAACATTTAAGAGAACCCCAACCTCAGCGTTACCTACTCTTTTAGTCAGCCTAGAGGTCGAATCAATAAGTATCTGGGTCGCTATCTTTATGTCCCAGTCATCGCTGTCCATCTTAGTTTCTGAGTCAGCGAGCATGCCAAAATGGTGGTCGCCAATCATATACATGGCTAAGTAATCAGAATCTACCGCTTTAGGTTCTTTAGTGGGCTTTATGTAGCCTTTTAGATCGTCTTTCATGCCTTCCATCATGGCATCGATCTTGGCCCTCATATCGCGTTTCTGAGGCTCCTGAATGACCCACTGCAGGGCAACTGACCCATCGTCTTTGTAAGCAGTAGATATCCGCTTGGCCTCAAAGCCTTCTGCGGTCTGGTGTACTAAATCCCTGTGAGGTGAAACTCCCTGACCTGCTGCTGTCGCCTCTAGCCGTCGCAGCATCTTATCGATTACGCGCCTACTACAGCCTAGAACCTTTGACGCTTTGTTGGCCGATCCCTCTTGAATCACAACGTCTAATACTTCGTGATGCCTATCAGTTGTTGCAAATTCCTTTAACACTCTCGGGTCGATCTTACTCACTATGCCTCCTGCTGGGCTTGTAGCTCGGCATACTCGCTGTCTGCGGGTATTGTCAACCGAATGCCCTGCTTGGTAGCCCAATGATAGACGTTATCAAGAAAGTGTACAAATTCGCCTTTAGTGAGTTTGCTGGTGCTTTTAACCTGCTCTGGGATTTGCTGGTTACCTATAGAGTAACTAGCAGTACCCAAAAATCGCTTTTTAAGCCATAGCTTCCAGACTTCGGCAGGCTCTTCATGGTCTATCTTGTGGCCTTTCTTGTCCATTTCTTTGGCTATTTCCCGATACCAGATATGAGACATAGCGTTCTGACTTAAACTTCTGGGGTTTTCATAAGGTTCTAGCTTGACTGCCAAAGGCGTACTGTAGTTCCAGTCTTGCATCCGCTTAATGATATAAGGAAGCCTTTTATCTAGCTCCTGCTTGCTGCTTACCTTAACGTGATCGCCCTGCGTCATTTAACAATCTTCCAGTCACTGCTTTTGTCTAATTCTCTAGCACCATTCATTCTCCACTTAACCCCGTTTGGGTTTAATTCTCTGGATTTTTTCTTCCACCTTTTATTTTTTCTTGTTTTATTTGCCCTCAAAGCATCGTTGTGGCGAGTCCACTTGTACAAGTTGATATTATCCAAAACTTCCTGATTGGTAATTCTTCTGTCGTTTATTGCCATAATCAAAGGTAAGCAATGAGAGCCTATAAAATCCCCTACAGCTAATTTCCACTTGGTAAAACCTAATTTACCGTTAGTTTTTCTGTCTAAACATCTTCTTAATTCTAAACTTTCAAACCAAGCCAGACTGTCTTCAGTAATTTTGTTGTCTTCTAAGATTTTTGGGTTTACCTCTTGCATAAATTCAGCCAGCAAACCGCCCATTTTCCTATTTGTTCTGGAGTACCTAATTAAATTCATATCCCAGACTTTTTGCAATTCTTGCTTTTCCATATTGCCACCTATGTGTTTTTATAATTTAACCCGCAACCATTTAGCCATTATTCGCTCAGACTTATTTTCTAACCTGCTTGCAGTTCTTACTCGTTCCCTAGCTGCTGCGTCATAACCAAGCCTGTTCTTTTCAAACGAGAAGGTCGGCTTTAGGTGATTAGGAGTGCAGTATTGACTGCCATATAACCTTCCCTTTAACGTACTGTATTTAATCGTGTCAGGGTTTATATCGTTACAAACCTTCACAAGATCAGCAATGGTGTAGCACTTGCCATCCTGCAACTGTGGGTGTTCGCCCCTAAACTCTACTAATCGTTTTGCATTCTTGCTACGCATTCTTTAATTCCCCGTCGTAATAAAAGCCAAACTTGTCGAGATAATACTGCTTCATCGACATTTGATCTTCAGGGTTAAGCCAGCTGATGTCAGTCATCTGCATGTCAATAGACTTGGCCCTGATGCTTTCATTCTTGCCAGCCTTCTTGGCCATCGGAGAACCGCCTTGGTTCTGAGCTTTGGTTAACCACAGATTAACAAAGCGTTTAATGCCGCTTTTTGTCTTTCTTTTGGTAGGGTTAGCATCGCACCAAGATTCCATCGCCATTAACTCTTGGTGGACATTGACTGCTGGAAAGGCTCTCTGCCAAGCGATTACGTCTTTATCATCTGGCTGCCAATCTTCTTTTGTATTTAGTAGCATAATTCCCCCTTAACCGTTGTTTGCAAAATCGCCATGCAACTTTTTGCGCATTCTTTTAGCTTCTTCGGAAGCCGTTTTAGCATCATCAAAATAATTAGAGCTATACATAATGCCTTTTGCACAAATTTTAACTTGATACTTACCTACAGCCTTTATCCACTTCACATTTTTATAACCAGTAGAGCTGTCTTTTCTTAATTTTCTATTCCAAGTATTCTCAGCATGACTGCAAGCCCTAAGATTCTCAATTCTGTTGTCAGTTTTGTCGCCATTTTTATGATCTATACATTCAGGCAAATAGCCGTAAACACTATAAAAAGCAACTCTGTGGGCGTTAAACTTCTGCGGCCCTAGACATACAAATATATAGCCAACTCCATTTTTATATCCAGCTTTTTGTCCCGCTTTCCTTCTACGGTTGTCGTACTTATGATAGAAATGACCATCTTCACGATACTCTATAAGTTTTAGCAATTCATCGTAATCACTTTCTTGTAGCATCTTAATCTCCTATGGCTCGGCAAGCCTCGCCTTGTGTATTGATAAATTATATTTTTAAATATTTTTATCTAAGGTGCGTTAAACCCTTTTACTTCAAAAAGTAAAATTTGCGATCTAAGGGCTTCTGCAACTCAGCGGTTTAATCGTATTTGTATCGGATATCCAACCTATCCCTTAGCAAAAACCGATCTGCTTCGGGGGCTATGCACTGGAGGGTCAACCACGCTCTGACGTTTAATTTAAGGGTTTCGTCAGCCTCTAGCCCAAATACTTTTTGTACCTTATTCGTTCCAACATAAAAAGTAAACCGAAAAGGTTACTTATAACCAAATGTTATAAAATCAGCTATCGTTATATCCAAAGACAAGCATATTAGTTGGATAGTATGTATCTTTAAGTTTTTGCTTTTACGCCAGCGCAATACCTGCTGCGGTGATGTGTCAGCTATTTTTGCAAGCTGTCGGCTGTTTACGCCTTTGCTGTTTTGTGCGGCTATTAGGCATTTGCCTGTGTCGATTAATTCCATGATTTAAAACCTTGTGTTATATTAATTGAGTCGGTTCCCCCGATCGACAACCTCCTATGGTTTGCCCCCCGAAAGGGGGGCTTTTTTAGCCTAGAACGGTATATCTTCATCCAGCTGCTCAATGCTCATATCGGCCTGCTTTGCAGGTGCTGCTGCCTGACCATCGGTAAAGAACACCTTCACATTACCAAGAATAGGCGTTTGTACCTGTGCCTCGCGTTCTTCTTTGGTGGTTGACTGGCTGATAAAGCCATTGTTTTCATACTGATCTTGCTGCTCAGTATCGACAAAGGTAGTCAGGTCAAGATACGTACCCTTCGCGCCCTTATACAGACGTGACTTGTCAATCTTGGTAACATCAATTCTTACAGATAATCCTACTTTCATTTTAACTTCTCCACTTGGTTTAGTATTTCAGCCACAGCCCCTTGGACTTCGATGGCTAGTTTTGCGATATATTCTTCATCGCGTTCAACCCGCACTAGAACATGCGGCATTTCTGGGTGGTAGGCAAAGAAGTCCCACCAATCACGTTTGGTAATCCACATACAGCCCTGAATCTGCTGCCAGTATTTCTTAACACCGACCTTCGGATCACGTAGATAGCTAACCATAGTCTTAGGGGCTGGGCATTTAATCTCTAGCCCTCCCTGATCCAATATCAAGCCATCAGGCGAACAGCCAAACTCATAGCTAGTATCAAGAATAAAGCCAGTCTCGATAACATCATTGCTAGATATAAACTCATACGCCTCTCTAGCTTCTGGCTCTAGCTCAGTGCCGCGCTGCATCCACTCAGTAACGTGGAACGGCGCAGATTTCCCTCTAAGGCGTTCTGCGATCAACTCATTGACATAGTCATCAGCAGAGGTGCTTGGCTTCCCAGTTAGCGTTATTAGCTTGGAAAACATGCTTGCAGAAGGCTTGCCCAGTCTTGCCGCAAGCCATTCGGGTGAACCCTGCTCATGGTCTAAGATGATCACTTCTTAGCCTCTAGCGCGGCAACAGCGCGGTCATAGTGCATAGCTCTAATTTGATCAACACCCCGAACCTTCAGCCACTTGCAGAATTTATCAACGTCAGCACCGCTCTCATCAATTAATTTCTTGATAGCGATTATTTGGTCGTCAGAGATAATCTTCTTGTCATCACCGCGCAGCATTGCAGACTCTGCATCATCGTCGGCAGTTGGGATTCCTGCGATTGACTGTAAAGCGTACCGTCTTGCGTAGGTTATGGCTGACCCCGAAGCCTGTGGGTCTTTCTTAACTGTAGGCAGGGTGTAATCCATCTCCAACCACTGACCTGAGATGTGCATCAGGCGGGTAGATACACCGACACCGTTGTCATTGCTTACGGGGAATTGCGTATAGCTTAATCCGTTATCAGAAAACGGTTGCTTGATTGCCTTAATAACTGCCGTTAAATCGGCGTAGCTAGATTTAAAGAAAGGGTTGGCACTGTCTTTAACAGCACCCCCCATTTGACCTTGCGCGTTACATAGTGCGCTGGCTAACTCATTGATTGATTCGCTTGATTTCATTGTTGACCTCCTACAGTCTCCAAATTCTATATCCGTTCATTTGCTTTCTAGTTGTTGCATTAATTCCAAGCCCCTGCATCGTTGCATAAAACGACTGACACTTGCTAAATGACTCAAAAAAGATTGAATCTCCAGATTTCATTTTCAATGCAACCTTTTGATTTTCTCCGCACCCTTTACTGCTTTTGTGCGGAACTAACTCGACACCTCTTTCAATTTCCACTTGCACCTCCTATGGTCTGTTCTTTTGCATACTGCTCACCATAACCAAGATAGTAAGCCTCTGATTGCCCGTCTAGGGCTTGGTAACCTAGAACGCAGTCATACTCACCGCGCTCCAGATCGTTTAATTCATTTATATCATTCATTTTATTCCCCCTTATAATGTTCAGCTATTTCTTCCCAATTAATACCTTCAAAGTCAAGAAAGTCCATAACAACCACATCGAGATGCTTTGTTTCTAACTCAAAATGCTCTAACCATATTTCTTTAATAAGGTCAGCAGTAATTTCAATTTCATCTTCTCTATAGCTGCTTAACAACTCACCAAAGTGTAAATTGATAAGCCAAGTGTTTCTGTTAGTCCATCCGTTGTAATCTTGCATTTTTATTACCTTGTTTTATTGAATGAGGTGACATTATTGCTCATCTAAACCATAAAGTAAACTGTTTTGTTAATTAATAAGCAAAAAAAAGCCCCAATTAAGGGGCTGCGGACATAAGTTAGTACTTTGTGTCCGTTAGTATGACCAGATAGCAGGGCAGGGGAAACCGTCCTCTTCTGTGCAGGCATCTAGGTGGATAAATCGACCCGATCCTTTCTGCTGTATACCTATTCTCTGTATACCGTGCTTCTGGGCCACTCTAATGATTTCTAAGGCGTTTTCTCCGCTGGCTAGTATATCTACTGCCTTACCGTGCGTATGCGCTCCTTTGACCTCTTTACGGGCCTCT